ATCGATACTGCACGAAATCAGTTAATAGAAGGTATTGAAGAAGCACTGGATGCTGATCTAACGAGAGACAGTAATGCTATACACACTGAAACGGTGGAAGTATCAACGGATGAAGGACTACTTGATCCCATTGGTGGGGTTAGGATAGTTGTTCGAGTAACCTACGATTATACAAGGGGTACTACATGATTATGTATCACAAGGGTTCTTCTGATCCAGTTGATGTTCATCCATCAAAGATCGAAGAGATGAAAGCAAAGGGTTGGAAGGCTAAAAAGCCGACCACTCGTAAACCAAAGAAAGCAGAGGTGATTGAAGATGGCGAATCATAAGGGTTCAGAAGGTGTCGTAAAGATCGGAGCAAATACAATCGCAGAGATTCGTGATTGGAGTATTAGTGAATCTGCCGAGATCATTGATGACACTACAATGGGTGACAGTGCGAGAACGAAGAAAGTAGGACTCACTTCTGCTTCTGGTTCTATGACCTGTTATTGGGATGAGACAGACACTAATGGTCAGGAAGCTATGACTATCGGGGCATCTGTAACACTTAACCTCTATCCAGAGGGCAGTGCAAACGCATCAACATATGCTACTGGTACTGTGCTTATCACTGAGGTTGGAGTTACCGCTACCGCAGAGGGGATGGTTGAAAGAACATTCTCCTATGAGGCTAATGGTGCTATCACTTGGGGTGCTGTGTAACTAAATATGAGGCTAGGGGGAATCCCCGAAAAGGAGTAGCCGAACCTCCCTGCCTCGTTCTTTTGTTCGGGTTTCACAATCGGAGAGACAAATGAGTAATCCATATTTGGATGTGATGAAAGATTATTCTGATTCACAAGAAAGAAGATTGATTGAAGTGCCAGAGCTGAAAGACCCAGAAACAGGGGAATCACCACTGATTGTTTACTCAAGCCCTTTTACTATGAATGACAGAAAGAAATTAAATAAAGCATCCGCTGATGATGAATATGAATTTATTGTTAGGGCATTTATTTTGAAGGCTGAGACAAAGGAAGGAAAAAAGATGTTTGATTTGTCAGATAAAATCCATCTGATGAATCTGAATATCCCTAGCATTTTAACAAGTGTTGTGGCTGAGATGGGGAGGATTGAAAGCCCAAACTAAACAACGATCCACAGATGTTTACAATGTATGCACTTGCGGATCGTTTACATAAAACTGTACAGGAACTCGGTGAGATTACCGAGGAAGAGTTTACTGGATGGGTTCAATATCTAGAGATTAGAAGCGAGAGCGAGCATGGCGACGGCAGAAGAAATTAGAATCAGACTCATTGCAAAGGATGAAACAAAGAAAGCCTTTGATTCTATGAACAAGGGTATGGGTCGCACAAAAAAAGCCGCCCTTTCTTTGAGGTCTGCTTTTGCGGCAGTTAGTGCCGTGGCATTAGTTGGCTTTGCGAAGCGATCTATTGAAGCCGCTGATAAGATTGGCAAGACTGCCGATAAATTAGGCATTACCACATCTGCCCTACAAGAGTTCAGATTTGCGGCAGAACAATCTGGCGTATCTACCCAAACCTTTGATATGGCAATGCAACGCTTCACACGAAGAGCGGCAGAAGCGGCAAAGGGTACTGGCGAAGCAAAAGCGGCACTGCAAGAGATGGGGATTCAGCTTGTAGACTCCAATGGTAATATGCGTGACTCATCCGATCTTCTCATGGATGTTGCAGATGCTTTCTCAGGGGTTCAAGATAAATCTGAGCGATTAAGGCTTGCTTTTAAGTTATTCGATTCAGAAGGTGCGGCACTGGTTAATATGCTTGATAGCGGCAAGGCTGGTCTGCAAGCGTTCCGTACTGAGGCAGATGCATTAGGCATTGTCATGGATGAGGGATTGATTCGTAAATCTGAAAAGCTAAACGATCAGATGAACATAATGTCGTCCGTGATAGACGTTAAATTGACAGAGGCATTTATCAACATTGCTCCATTGGTTGATGGATTAACTGAAAAGATTGTTGCTCTCTCCATAGGATATACAACTTTGATGGATGCTTTCTTCAGAAAGCCAGAGGAGATTGCCAGTCTTGAGGCTGTAAAGATCAGGATTGACAGCCTTGCTAAAGAAAGGATGAGCCTCAAGAAACTGCTAACGGTTGATCCTAGTCATGCAGGCTGGAAAGATCGCATTAAGGCAATAAATGAGGAAATAGAGAAGCTACAAAATAGATCCATTGAGCTATCAAAAACAGAGGGTCAAAGTGATATTTTAGTGGGTGAAACAACAGGGATAGTTGGAACTAACACAGCAGTAAAAGATACTGTTATGACGTTTAATGAATTAGTTAGATCACTAATAAAGCTAAATCCACAGCACACCAAAGCGATTGGTATCTTTGAGCAACAAGAGAAGGCTCAAAAAGCCATCAATGATACGATCAAGGAATACAATTTAGATGCTGAACAAGCCGCTGTATTGAATGAGTTATTAACCAGTTCCCTGTTAGCAATGGGCAAGGCTGGAAAAGAGTCAGGAGAAGTTACCAAAACAGCATGGAAGGAGGCGGCAGAAGCCATGACTGATTCTATGGCAGATACCATTACTCAAGGCATAAGGGGATTCAAGACCCTTGGAGATGTAGTCACAGACATAGGCGATATGATAGCCAATATGATTATCAAGCAGACTATTGCTAAACCTATTGCTACAGGTATCTCTAACATTATCGGAGACATGGATTTCGGGTTCTCTCATTCTGGCGGCATTGTCGGCAAAGATACTCCAACAAGAGTTAGAAAGTTCCACGGTGGAGGCATAGCAGGTGATGAAGTGCCAGCAATTCTCCAGAAGGGTGAGATGGTACTAACCAGAGAACAGCAGAAGGCAGTAGGCAATCAGGTAGCAAATATCACCTTTAATGTTCAAGCATTTGACAGCAGATCATTCCAACAGGGAATGGTAGAAAATAGATCAATCATTGTTGGAGTCATTCAAGATGCCTTCAATAGAAACGGAAGGGCGGTAGCACTAGCATAATGGCATATCCTACTTCACCAACACCTAGCGGTATCAAGATTACAAGCATCTCTCCAACTCTGGTTTCTGTCTCTCATTCATTGAAGCGACAGGTACGCTCCAGAGGCGGTCAGAGGTGGCTTATTGAATTGACCTATCCACCCCTAACTAGAGCCGATTTCGCTCCCCTATGGGCGTTCTCGAACTCTCAGGACGGGCAATACACAACTTTTGACCTAGCACCACCTGTATATGGCTCTACAAGCGGTTCAGCGAGCGGTACAGCACTCGTTGACAACGCATCTGGATACTCGGCTGGAGATTCCACAATCGCTGTAGATGGCTTTACAGGAACACTCAAGGCTGGTGATTTCATTAAGTTTGCAAGTCACGACAAGATATATCAGCTTACGGCAGATGCCACAACCAGCATGACTATTCACCCTAATCTGGTGGCTAGTATTGCAGACGATGAAGTAATAACTTATGACAGTGTTCAGTTTACGGTTGCATTTGCTGACGATAAGCAAGATATGTCGGCAGGGGCAGATGGATTTGTTAGCTATAAGGCTTCATTTGTTGAGGTGGTCTGATGGATAGAGGTTCTACAAATGCGTTTCAGACCGAGGTTGCTAAGTCGGCAAATAAACCGATTCATCTCCTCTCTGTGCATTTTGATAGTCCTACTGGAACTATTTATATGAACGATGGTTATAAGGATATCGTTTATAGTGGCAATACCTATTCAGCAGTCGGTGACTTTCTAGGCTTCTCTGATATTGAGGAAACAGCACAGGTTATCGTTTCTACAGTAACTATTTCCCTTTCTGGCGTAGAGCAGACATGGATCAATCATGTTCTAGCAGAGGATTACATAGATCGTACTGTAAAGATATATACAGCTTTCTTGGATGCTTCTGATGCTTTGATTGCCGACCCTGTTCTGGTCTTTGATGGAAGAATGGATCAGCCTATTATTGCTGAGAATCCAGATAACGGTCAGGCTTCCGTATCAGTAAGAGCCACAAATGCTTGGGTAGATTTTACTCGCAAGACAGGCAGACACACCAACCATGAGGAGCAACAGGTTTGGTTCTCTGGCGACAAAGGCTTTGAGTTCGCTTCTGAGATCGTAACTGATATCAAGTGGGGTAGAGCATGAA